ACATTTCACCTGTCATCAATCGAATCAATCGTATCGGATATACTTGTGTCATTTGTGATCCTTTTTGGGTCTTTGAATTTTCAGATCGATTGGCATTTTTATCAACTTGTACCTAAACTGCTCTGACTCGTAAATCTTAACTCGTTTCAGAAAATGCTGAAGAGTGTAGTTTAGTGTTTCTCCACTGTGAAGATCATCTGCAATGTCATACAACTTGGCAATGTGCTTCCCATCACATTTTCTTAATTGCCGACCAATGCTCTGAAGAACCCTAATTCGACTCTTTGATGGGCTTGCAAAGATGATATTTTTCAAACTCCGAATATTAATTCCCGTACTGAATGTTCCATAGGAAGCAACAATGATTGCATTTTCCTCTTGCTCTACAATGTTTCGAATTCCTTCGCGCTGTTCAAGTTCAGTTTCTCCTGCTACAAAGAACACCTTGCGATTTTCTATTACATTCGTGGCACACTTCTTGATGTTTTCGAATAGCGGCTTTCCATGCTTCTCAACATAATTGAAAAGGACAAGGGTATTCCCACGGGTTGCAGATGCAAGTGAAGTGATGAATTCGTTTCGTTTTTCACAATTGATCAACCATTCAATCTCTCCATGATAATCCAATCCACACACCGTCTTTCGAATTTCAGGTGGGTATCGAAGCATGATGCATTCGATTCTCAGATTCGTTAAGAGGTTTTTCTCCATCAGTTCTTTTGTTGTGGTCACTTGATACACAGGGCCAAATAGCCCCTCAATTGCCAATTTGTGAATCTTACTGCCATCGAGAGTGCCCGTGAGTGCAATTCGATAAGGGCAGTCGATTAGTTTGTTCATGATCCCATTTAAACTTTGGGCTTTAAAGAGATGTGCTTCGTCCCCAATAACTACTTCAAAGTTATCAAACCATGCTCTTGGTAGTTTGTATATGCTTTGCCATGTCGAGATGACAATTTGCTTATCTGTTAGTTTTGCCTCGCCAGCGGTGATTCGATAGCAATTGTCTTCAACATTCCATTTGGTCTGTGCCGAGTAGTCTTTGAAGTCTGCATACAATTGAGCAACAAGCGAAATGGTAGGAACTACTATTAGAATTTTTCGATTCGGAGCAATCGCACTCTGATAGTATCTACACAGGGAATAAACTGCAAGACTCTTTCCGCTTGCCGTTGGAGATAGCAGAACACATCTTGACTGATTGAGTGCATGACACACCGCATCAACTTGGTGATCGTGTGGATCTAGTGGTAATCCCCTTGCCGTGGGATTTAAAGATTTCATGAACTCGCGAACTTTATCGCAGTTGAATTTGATTTCGGGTTGTGCAATTGCAGAATCAACTTGAAGTTCGTATCCGCGATCTTTGGAGAATGTTGCAAGATAGTCCATCAATCCTGCGGGCATTAATCCCGAGTATGCATTGAACAGTCGCACCTTTCCATCCCATACTCGCCTCTTGAAGGCAGGTGTGTACTTTGCTCCAGGTACATCGAATGTAAAGTACTCCTGTAATTCATATGCAATACCATTCTCCGTAACAATTCGAAGGTTGGCGGTATTCATGCTACGGACTTCAATTACAGGCATTAATTATATTTAGATAACCCCACTCATAAACTTTCTCCATTCAATTGCATTTCGAATAACCCAATTTCGATTATTGATTCCCTTGAGAATAGAGTCTAGATACTCTACTTTTGCTTTCTGTAGATCTATCTTTGATCCATGCTTTATGATGTCAGTATCGGATTCTAGGTAGATATCTAAATCTTGCTTCAAGATTCGATGACCAAAAGGCTCCCATCCAAGTGTGGCAAGTTCTTGTTGAGACATCTTTCCGTTGTAGTATTCCCATTTTTGCTTGCGGAGAATTTTCAAATCCACATCCAATTTGCGAAGGATTAGACACTCGTCATGGTAGATATTGAGATACTTGCCATGCAATTGTGGGATACGAATCGACTCATCGCCCAATTCAGTGCCATCGATTTTGAGATCAGTTTCCACCATTTCTTTGATTCGTTCGATATTCATGTTGTATATTCTACCTCAAATTCAGACAAAGACAATACATACTTTTGTGAAAGCACTAGGAATTGACTACTCTATGACCTCACCTGCTATCACTCTCATTGATGGTGACAAAGTCCAATGTTGGTTCCTGACCTCTGTCAAACGCAATCAAGTCACTTACAACAGCGGTTTCATGACTTGGACAGGGGATCCCTATCCCGACTACCTCTGTCCTGAGCACCGTTTTGATCTTATTGCCGAATGGGCTGTCGCCAAATGTAGGATTGAACCTGACATACTCGTCATAGAGGATTATGCCATGGGAGCCAAGGGAAAGGTTTTTCACATCGGCGAGAACTGTGGATTGCTTAAGCATAAGTTATGGAAACATCACATTCGATTTGATACTATTGCACCTGCTGCACTCAAAAAGTTTGCCACAGGTAAGGGAAATTCCGATAAATGTGCGATGCATTCGTCATTTGTCAAAGATACAAATATCGATCTGATGAAAACAATGGACAAGGAAAGCAAGGAGTGTTCAAGTCCTGTCTCTGATATTGTAGATTCTTACTACCTTGCCAAGTATGCAATGGCGATGTTTAAGAAGAAACTACCGTAGCAGCAATATCGGGAAATGCATCAAGTACAAGTTGCTTGCTGATCCCGTATCCATAGAAAGTTCCGCTAAACAGTTCCTTGAGCATCAATGCCTCATCAGGATGGATTGCTTCCAACATCTGAATCATCAGAATGTCTTTGCGTTCTTTTGGAAGGTTGTAGGACTCTTTAAATATATAAAGTCTTTTGACTTCCTGGAACAGACTTGATACAGTAAGTCCTTCGGGTGCATTGTCGGGGGTGTATGGCGGTAGATCTTGGCGATACCACTTAGAGGTATCGATGAATGCATACTGAAGCAACAGTTTAAATGCATGACTGTTGTTTTCTCTGAGCATTCGAATGACATCTTCTTTGCTCTTTGCGGTTTGCGAAATTTTCTTCACGACTTCAGGGATTGATAGTGTTGTTGGCATAATATGTACCTCGCCTATATTTAGCATGCCACTTGACACCGATTTAATTTGTGCTATACTCTAACTAATCTTAACTTTTTACAAGGTTTAATCTCATGGATACCAACGAAACAGCGTATAAAACCACTCCGCAAATCAAAGTATGGCTGCGCGAAGAGCAAAAAATTGCAATCGTTCGCCGTATTGAAGTTCACCCAAATTGGGGAAAGCAGTACCTAGTAACCACCCACAGCCCTGAATGGGGGCCTGAAACTTTTTGGGTAAAGGAACGAAATGTCGAATCAATGGGAGGATCCAACAATGACTAAGACCAAGACAACTCCAAAGAAGCGTACCCCGAAGGCTAAGACTGTACTTACCATCACATATTCTATGCAGTGCCCTGAAGGCAGTTATCAATCAGACACATGGCTTGGATTGGGATGGGATATCCTAATGCATCGATTGGGGCATCTGTGGCGCAATGGTTCCTTTATGGACTAATCCTATGAATATTTTTGCAGTACAATCCAATCCACTTGATGCCGCTCATGATCTATGCGACAAACATGTCGTAAAAATGATAGTAGAAAGCGCACAGATGCTATCAACGGCACATCGTGTATTGGATGGTAATGCCACCATTAGGATTTCAAAAGCCAATCGAAAAATCAAACATTGGGTACATCCTTGTACTGTTAGAGATGCAAAGTTGTGTTTACCCACTATGGTAAATCACCCATGCACAAAGTGGGTAATGCAGGGCAGCGACAATTACTTGTGGCTGTGGCAACACACAACAGGTCTTCTCAAAGAATACACAGATCGATATGCAAAGCAGCATTCGATGTGTGGGCTAGTCAATGATTATCTTTCTACCTTACCTGTAAATATCAGGCGAGGACAATTGTCTCCGTTTGCACAAGCAATGCCTGAGCATTATAAAACAGATGATGCAGTTACGGCATATCGCAATTACTATATCGGAGACAAGAAGCGTTTTGCCAAATGGTCTAAAACAAGCCCTCCTTCTTGGTTTGTTAATACCACATAAATACAGTACACCTTATGCCTAATTATGATTATATTTGCCGTGCTTGCAAACACACATTCGAGGAATTCCTCCGAATGAAAGACAACGACAAGCCGTGCAAAACTCCGTGCCCCAAATGTGGGGAGAAGAAAGTCGAACAGTATATCCCATCTGCACCACCTATTATTGATCCTGTTCGACTCGGTATTGTTCGTCCCGATGGTGGATTCAAAGAAGTAATTTCGAAGATTAAAACCGCACATCCTAGACACGGAATGAGAGACTATTAATTATGATCAATTCGGATAAAGAATTCTTGCCGTCAGTTGAAGCAGATGGTATAGGTCGATACTACAAGTCCCCAACAAAGGACAAGTGGTATCCTTCAGTTACCACGGTTGTGAATCATCTAGATGCTGAGAAGTGGAAAGAGTGGCGTACAGATCCAAAGAATCTAGAGACCTCTCAGAAGGCAATTGCAAGAGGAAATCAGATGCACTTGCTTGCTGAGAAATACCTCACGGATGGTACTGTCCCGACAAGCGAAGAAGACTCAATTCGTTTTGATGCACTTCTGCCAATGATGAAAAACATTGGAGAAATCTATGCAATCGAACGACCTTTATGGTCTGATCACCTGATGCTTGCGGGGAGAACAGATTGCATCGGAGAGTATAATGGAAATCCTGCAATCATTGATTTCAAGACCTCTTCAAAGAAAAAGAAGAAGTCTTGGATTACAAATTACTTTCATCAGGCGACTGCATATTCATATATGTGGGAAGAACGGACAGGGCAGCGAATTACAGACCTTGTTGTTTTGATTGTATCGGATGATGGTTCGTCACAAGAGTTTGTTGAACACCGAAACGATTATCGCGAAGGTTTGGCAAATGTCATTCGTTCGTATTGGGAAAAATATAATTTTAAGCAAGTACAGGAGATTGCCAATGAATTGGCTCAAAAAAATATTTAATTGGTTTGGATTTACATTGTCTCGGAGACTTGATCCGATTGTTCCTCCACAAAAGGAACGATTTCATTGCATTCGATTCATGACGGAAAAGGGAGAGCAAATTGGAATTCTTCTAACTTCGGAAGAATTTGAGCGAGGTATTGCTCGATGGGTTGATACAATTGACGAAATGCCAATTCAAATGACAGATAAACTTGATGAAGAAAGTATGCCATAATGGGATCGATAATTAACATAGAAACTACTTTTAGCAAAGAGATCGAAGAACTGTGTCGAGATCGTAAGGATGGTCAATACATCGATGCAATTCTTGAACTTTGCGAAAAGCATGGGATTGAACCAGAATCGGTTGCAAAGTTGGTAACCAAGCCAATTCGGGAAAAATTGAAAGCAGAGTTTGAGAATAAAAACATGCTAAAAGGCGGGAAAAGGTCAAAACTCCCCCTTGACTGATTGGTTATTTTGTGATACAATAAACTAAATCGTTTTACTATACAACAAACACAAGGAGATACAAAACATGTCAGGTTTTTCAAGTATGAAGAAGAATGCTCAGTCCGCAATTGATCGCCTTTCTAAGGAAATGACAAAGGTCAATAGCAAGAGCAGTTATGAAGATGATCGCTTTTGGACTCTTGAGCGAGACAAGAGCGGAAATGGATATGCAGTCATTCGCTTTCTTGCACCCGTAGAGGGAGAGGACATTCCATGGGTTCGACTGTTCTCCCATGGATTCCAAGGCAAGGGCGGTTGGATGATTGAGAACTGCCCAACCACCGTTGGAAAGAAGTGTCCTGTTTGTGAAGG